ATATGCGCGCGCTCCGAGAACGGGCCGCGGCCGCAGCCCACATGTCATTGAGGGTAGCCGAGTTGTCAGGCCCTATCAATAGTGGTCGGTCTGTCCTCGGCGGCTCGACCTTCGGCTCCTCGCGCCACGCGATCGCCATCATGCGAAAAGCGTCCGCGCTATGCGAGGTCCAGTCGTGGCGTGGCGCGGCGCGGAAGGCGCGCTTGTCCTCGTCGTATTCGCGCTGGTATTGGCGCAGCGCCTCGATGCCCTCGCGGCATCGCTCGTCGTCAAACCAGACGCGCGGCAGCATCAGGCGCACGGCCTGGATGCCGTCCTGCACGCCGAGATCCGGCACGATTTGGAACATCCCGATGCCGCCCAGCAGCGCCGCAAGCTGCTCGACAACGCTGCGGCCGCCCGAGGCCAGCGTCTTGGCGCGCGCGTCATGCGGCAGGTAGTGCTTGCCATACCGATACGGGCGCCCAGCGACGATCTCGGCCAGCTCCGCGATGGTCGAGCCGCTGCTGGCGTGATGGTCGATGACGTGGATTTCGCCGCCTGCGACCTGCCACCACCAGATGGCCGTGTCGTCGCGCCAGCCGATGTCCCAAGCGGTGTAGACCGGCAGCGCCGGGTCGTGCGGCACCGATCGGATGCGGCCGGCGTCGAGGGCCTCGCGCATTTCGACGCCGTAGTAGGCCCCGAGGATCGCCGCGTCGAAGCTGCACTCGTACTCCTGGTCGTACTGGTCCTGCGTCAGCTGCGCGCGCAGTGCGTGGAGTTCGGTCTCCGGCAGAATGCCGCTGTCGCTGGCGCGAAGGCGCAGGAAGAACCAGTCGGGACTGCGCTGCGCGGCCTCGACCGCCTCGTAAAACTGGTTGCGCCCTTTCGGCGTGCCGCCGATCACCGCCCAGCCCTGTTTGTCCGAGAGCGTCGGGCGGATGACGTTGCCCCAGACCGAGGGCCGGAAGTCACCGTACTCGTCCAGGTAGACACCGTCGAAGCCGAGGCCGCGCATCGCGTCGGCGTTGTCCGCGCCGAACAGCTGGATCTTCGCGCCCGTGTGCGTCGTGAGCAGCAGCTCGGCCTCGTTGACGCCTGCGGTCGCTGGTTCGGCGTAGCGCTTGAGGTAGTCCCAAGCGACCGACTTCGCCTGCGAGCGGAACGGCGCGACGTAGGCATAGTGCGCGTGCGGCTGGCGCGCGGTAATTGCGGCGCGGATCAGGTCATTGATCGCGGCGACCGTCTTGCCCGCCCGGCGATGCGCGACGAGGCAGGACCACCGCTGCGTTCGCCGGTGGAACGGGAGGAACGCCTTGCGCGGCGAGTACGGCAGCCGAACGCGCGCAGCGCGCAGCTCGGTCACGTCGGCTCACCCCACTCGTAGATGATGCGCTGCGGTCCGCCTTCGGGGCCACTGTTCTCGTGGCGCTGCGTCTCGGCCCAGCGCATCTGAGCCTTCGTCCACCAGATCATCGCGGTGGTGTCGCCCTGGATCACGGCCTTGTTGAACAGCGTCTTGGCGACCTGCGCGCTGGCCTTGGCCTTACCGACTGCGAGTTCAGTCTTGTAGTACTTGCGGAGCGTCTCGTCGCTGATGCCGATCAGCGCGGCGATCTGGTCATGCGGCAGGCCAAGGCCGGAGGCCTGTTCGACCTGCTTGCGACGCTCTTCCGTCGGCTTGTGCGCGGGCATCACCATGCGAATAACCTATGCGCTCCTGATGCGGTTGAAAAGACGGCGCAGGGCGTAGGACCGCGCCAGCGAGATCGCGGTAAACAGCGCGCCGATCGCGAAGCTATCGAGGGCGCTTGGGTGCAGGTTGAACAGCGGCAGGACGACCGCGTTGGCCGCGACTGCCACGACGTAGCCGATGGCGACGTTCGCCACCGCCTCGACGGCGCTCATGCGTCGGCTTTGCATCGCTCGGTCGCCATGTCAGCGAAGCTGCGGCCATCGCCCTCCAGCGTCGCAACCTGCCCGGCGAACTCCTGCCAGCGCTTCACCGCGACATCGACATAGGCCGCGTTGAGCTCGATTGCGTGGCACGCTCGGCCGGTCATCTCGGCGGCGATGATCGTGGTGCCAGAGCCGGAGAAGGGCTCGTAGACGGCCTGGCCGGGGCTGCTGTTGTTCTCGATCGGGCGCTTCATGCACTCGACGGGCTTCTGCGTGCCGTGGCCAACGCCGCCGTCTTCACGCGCCTTGATCGACCACAGCGTCGATTGCTTGCGGTCGCCCGCCCAGTGCCCCGTGCCCTTCACCGCGTACCAGCATGGCTCGTGCTGCCAATGGTAATGGCCACGCGACAGCGCGAAGCGATCCTTCGCCCAGATGATCTGCGAGCGAACTTGAAAGTCGCAGGCCTCAAGGCTCTCCTGCACGTCGCGCGCAAAAAGACCGGCGTGCCACACGTACGCGACCTCGCCAGGGAACAATGCCCACGCCTCGCGCCAATCGGCCTTGTCGTCGTTCAGCACCTTGCCGAGCTTGCCCTTCGACTTGTTGACGCCGGCCTTCGCTCGCCACGCCGGGTCATACTCCACACCATAAGGCGGGTCGGTTACCATCAGGTGCGGCTTCACGCCGCCGAGCGCCTTTTCCACGACGAGGGCGTCGGTGCAGTCGCCGCAGGCCAGCCGGTGCCGCCCCAGCAGCCAGACATCGCCCGGCACCGCGATCGGCCGCTCGGGCGCCTCTGGGATCGCGTCGGGGTCGGTCAGGCCCTCGGTGCCAGGCGCGGCCATCAGCGCGTCGAGCTCCTCGGTCGAGAAGCCGGTCAGCGCCACGTCGAACTCCAGGCCGCGCAGGTCGTTGATCTCCAGCCGCAGCAGCTCGATGTCCCAGCCCGCATTGAGCGCCAGCTTGTTGTCCGCGATGACGTAGGCCCGCTTCTGCGCCTCGGTCAGGTGCGAGAGCCTGATCGCCGGCACGTCCGGCATCCTCAGCTTGCGCGCCGCCAGGACGCGGCCGTGGCCCGCGATGATGCCATTCGCCTCGTCCACGAGGACGGGGTTCGTGAACCCGAACTCGCGGATCGACGCCGCGATCTGGGCTACCTGCGCGTCGCTATGGGTACGCGAGTTGCGGGCATATGGGATCAGCGCCTCGACGCCGATGCGCTCGATCTGGATCATGTAATTTTATTGCGCCAATCTTAGCCATGCGTCAAGCGCATACCGCCACGCGTTCTTTGCAATGGTCATCTTGCACCGGCGGTGTATGTTCCTCTCATCGAAACCGGCGCCGAGGCGCCAAACCAGGGAGGCCCACATGGCCGACTTCCAGATCCTCTCCTCCGACTTCGCCGACACCGAGGTGGTCGTTCGCTGCGCGAGCGAGGCCGCCAAGCAGCGCCTGGGCGGCGCGGTGTCGTTCACGGTTCGCAAGTCGGACCTGCCCGCGTGCTGCGCGAAGATCACGGGCGAGGGTTTTGAGTGGGAGCTCGCCTGACGCATAGCGGGGTTGCAGGAAACGCACTCCTCAACCCCGCTACCTTCCCGCAGTATCCACGCATCAACCAACCCAAGGAGACGACGATGACCAACTACTATCGCCCCAGCCGCTTCACTCCGACCGGCAAGCCCAAGCAGGACTGGTCGATCGGCAGCACGGTCAAGGTCGGCTTCCTGACCCTGACGGTCGCCCATAAGATCCCGACGCCCAGCGGCGAGCCCGATGTCTACCGCCTGACCGGTCGCAACGGCGCGCAGTACGACTTCGTGCCGCATGGCGGCCTGCACCGGGTGGCTTGACTATGCGCGTCCACCCCGAGATGAGCCTCCCCCGCATCCGCGACGCCATGGGCGAGGCCAGCCTCCTCGACGCCGAGGCGCTGCGCGACGTCCTACTGCGCCGCCGGGTCGAGGACACCGACCTGATGACCGCCGACGAGTGGGCGGACGCGGTCAGGACCGCCTACAAGCGCCTGCCGAGGCACCTCCGGCCCGAAAACGCCTAGAACGGCCCTAGGAACGCCGGAAGCCGGTCGCCCGCTACCCTGCCTAGGGTCAGCGGGCTTCCGCGCTTCCTGAGCCATCCGCGGGGCCGCGCGAGGCATCCGAGGCGAACCGGGACCGGAACTTTGCCATCGTCGCCTCGAATTCGGCCTTCTGCTCGTCGGTCATCGTGGACCACTTCCCGACCGGCTTCGACCCCTCCGCGGGCAGCGCGATTGCGCGGCGCAGCTGGTGGCGCTGGGCCTTGGCCGCGGCGACCTCGGCCTCCAGGTGCTCGCAGACCTCCGCGTAGCTGGGAAACCACCGGAACTTGCGCGCCGCCGCGTCGAGGCTGGCCCGGCTGAACGCCGACGCCGGGTATTCCAGCATGGCCGCGTAGGCCCTGGCCTTGGCATCGCCGTCGGCCTCGCCCGGCTTCGTCGCGGTCAGGGTGCCGAGCGCGGTGATCCACCGCAGCGCCAGCGCCTGCGGCGCGGGCTGCAGCGCGGCCTCGATCGCGGCGAGGGCGCGCTCAGCCTCGACCTTCTGGGTCGAAGAAATCGCCAGCGGGGCTCCCGGCTGCTCGGTCTGCATCCTCGCGAGCAAGGCGCTCAGCGAGAACGATAAATCCGTTGCGCGACTGAGATCGAGATCCTGTGCCATTGCCCTTCCTTTCGCTGCTGCGGCGCACCCAGTTGCGCCAGGTTGCTGACCAGTTGGTCTTCCGCCCGTCCGCGCCGGGCTTTGCGTGCCAGTAATCGCGGAACGACGCCGCCTCGCGCTCGACCGCCACGCCAAGGTTGGCCGCGAACGCCCGGTCGGCCTCGGTCGGAGACCAATCCGCCGGCAGGCGCGTCCCGCGGTCGGCGCGCTCTGCGCGCGTCCCCCCTGCACCCCCCTCCACAGGCTTATCCGGCTCTGTTCTTTCATGGGTATTGGGTAATGGGTCATGGGTAATGGGTGGTTGAACGTCCGTTGAACGGGCGTTGAACCGGCGTTGGGCAGACATGCGGCCAGCCCTAGAGGCTTGTTCCTGCTTGCTTTTGCACCGCACAATTTCCTCGTCGGCGCGACGATTGACCCATCCCGTGCCATCGACAAGCTCGAAAAACTCGCCGAGAACCGTCGCAACCTCGGCCTCGTGCTCGCGCATGTTGATAGCCCGTGCAACGTCCGCTGAACGGACGTTCAACGGTCGTTCATTCATGTAGTAGAGGTCGAGCAACCGCCGATAGGCGAGATCTTCCATCAGCGTCAGGTGACGCGTATGGCTGGCGTAATCGCCTATGTGGAAGGAATAGAAGCGCATCATGCTTCCTCCCGCGCCTGCTTCAGCAGCTCGCGGATCTTCAGCTTGTTGCGGTCGTTGTACCGCTTCACGCAAGCGGTGCAGGACGCGCTGGTGGTGTAGCGTTGCGTGTTGCCGCAGATCTGGCAGGGCTTGCCGAGATACTTGCCCTCGCCGCGCTTCGCTGCGTCAATCCTGGCCGTGTCCATGATCCAAATCCTTTGGTTAGGGTTTGGCTAGACTAAGCAAACCAAAATCACGCGTCAAGTTTGGCTGAGCGGCGGGCGCCGACCATCGCAGAAACGCACGGCCGGGGCTGCGTTCACGGGCTAGGCCCGCTGGTCAGCTTTTGGAGCTCCGCCGCCCGCCGGCGACGGCAAGGGAGGGCCCGGCCGCCGCCACTATATGCCCAGGTCGAGCTGCACGCCCAGCCTGTCGGCGTAGAGCGCCACCGCCTGCAGCCGCTCCTGCTCGCGCGCCCTCTTGCGCTCGTCGCGCTGCAATTGCACCACGCGAACCAGTGCCGCCGGATCATAGCCCGCCGACTTGATCTCGACTTTCAGTTCCTTGAGGTCGGCGCGCGCTTCGTCGGCGGCGTCGAGCAAACGGGTCAGGCGCTCGGCGTAGCGTTGCAGGTCATCGTTTTGCATGGCGGCTCTCCGTTGTCAGAGAGCCCGCCTTCGCCGCGCGCACATCTTCCGCGCGCAGCTTCAGCCTTCCCAGGACGCGCACCGCAGGCAGCGCGCCGCGCCGGATCGCCGCCCGGACACCGCCGGGCGTCATCATCAACTCACGCGCA